TCAATGTTGAGATGGTTACAACTAACTAGGAAAGGCATAAAATGACAGCAACATACATAACGGGCCGTAATTTAACCCTCAGCATTAACTCGGTATCGTATGCCGATCAAGCAAGCACAGTAACTTTAGAACTAGAAAACAACCAGCAAGTGTTGGAAGTCTTATCGGGTCGCGCTTACAAGACCGTAGATCGCACAGCAACGCTAAACGTAGAGATGTTTCTTGATGACACATCGAGCGCTGGCATTATTAGTGCTATTTGGGACGCGGCTAAAGCCTCGCCTGACACCGCACTGGCGTTTTCATTTGACGTTAATGGGGACACATTTACTGGGTCGTGTTTTCCAGTATTTCCAACAGTCGGCGGCGCGGCCACTGACGTACTTACAACCAGCCTCAGCTTTATTGTTGAGGATGGATCAGTAACCCGAGCATAATCGAGAGAACAGGGCAACCATTATGGAATACAACGTAACTACAAAACAGGGCAATAACTACATAGTGAGCGATGAGTCAGCCTGGCTGTGGGTTGAGATCGAGCGTGAACTCGGCTACACAGTCAGCCAAGCAGCTGAAAAGATGAGCCAAGGCTCGCTGGATGTAATAACGTGCATGCTTTACAAGGCCGCCAAGGCCGCAGGCAAAACGATGTTACCAAGTCAGCAAGCGTGGGTAGTCAATGAGTTTGAGACCTTTGAGGTGGTCGAGGATAGCCCAAAAGAGAGTTAAGGGATGCACTGGTGAGGATCGCAGTGTCAACTGGCATACCCTTGGCAGATCTCAAAGACTGGTCGCTCGCAGACATTAACACAGCAATCACGCTGATACGGGAAAGGAATGGACACAATGGCTGAAAGATCAACCGTCAAGATCCAACCTGACTCAAGAGACTTGCGCAACCTATACAAAGCATTTAGAGAAATGGATGAGGGGTCGAAAAAAGCCCTTAAGGATGACGTGACAAGCATCAGCGCATGGTCGGCTACTGAGTTACAGAGCAGCTACACAATGAACCCTTACCCGGCACAAGCCCAAAAGGTGGCAGCCACAATCCGAGCCAATAAAGACAAGATTCCTAACGTGACAATCGGCGGCAGTAAAGGCCGATTCAGTGGCGGCGCGGTATCTGGCCAAGTGTTATTTGGATCAGAGTTTGGTGGGCCAGCGCCCTTTGCTAATGGTGGCCGCCGATTCCCTGAGCGCTCAGATTCATCGGGTCGTGGAAACATAGGCTATGGCATCTTTAAGAAGTTAAAAGAGATTCAGCCAACTATTACGGCACGATGGAAAGAATCCGTAGAGCGCCAAGTCATAAATAAATGGGATGAAAATGGCTGACGTTAGGACACTCAAACTTAATCTGCTGGCAGATGTAGATCAATTTAATCGAAGCCTTGCAACTGCTGACGATAGCACTAAGTCTTTTAGTAAGAGGATCGGCAAATACTCAAAGGCGATGGCCAAATCTTTTGCGATTGCTGGCGTGGCTGCTGGCGCTTACGCAATCAAACTGGGTGTAGATGGTGTTAAGTCTGCAATCGAGGATGAGCAAAGCCAAAAACTATTGGCCGTTGCCTTAAAAAATACAACTAACGCAACTGATGAACAGATCGCCGCAACTGAAAAGTATGTCAGCGCTACTCAAATAAGATACGGCGTATCTGATGTCAAACTGCGTGAGTCACTTGGCAACTTATCGCGGGCAACTGGTGACGTTACTCAAGCGCAGAAATTAAACAATCTAGCGCTAGACATTTCGGCGGCGACTGGCAAGGATCTTGCAACTGTTTCGCTCACACTGGCCAAGGCCTATGATGGCAACTTTGGCGCACTTACAAAACTTGGCATTCCACTTGATGAATCAATAAAAAAATCTAAAGACTTTAACCTTGTGCAGGGCGAACTAACACGCTTATTCGGTGGCGCGGCAGCTGCTAACACTGAGACTTATGCAGGCCAACTGGCCATTGTAACCGAGCGCTTTGGCGAAATGAAAGAAGCCATAGGCATTTCATTATTGCCTCAGATGAAAAAACTGCTTGAGAATGTAAACCTCATGGCTAAAGGATTTAGTGGCGAGGATCCCGAGGGATTAAGCAATCGTGCTAGAGAACTTGCAGGCAACTTTGAAGGCAACGGCGCTAATAGTTTGGGCGGATCACTGAGAGCCGTAACTGATGCCTTTGCAAATCTCTTTAAGACTTTTACTGACGATGGCGATGAAGCCACAAATATGATGACCACTATTGCCGGGGCATTAGAAACCATAGCCAACGCGATCACAGCTGTTTCCGATGCTTACCAAAGGTCTTTGCCTGCCTTGCGATTTATTCAAAATCCATTTAACTTAAACGTGCCTGAAGCAGGTTTTACGCCTAGACCAAAAGCAAGGGCAGCAGGTGGCTCAGTAATGGGTGGCCAGGCTTATCGGGTTGGTGAATTTGGAGTTGAGACGTTTATCCCAGCAGGCTCAGGATCTATACGGCCAGGTGGCGGCGGCGGCGGTAACACTGTAATAAACATTAATGGGGTTATTGATGCAGAATCAGCCAGGCGGTCAATCGAGAAACTGCTGCAAAATAGTGCTAGGCGCACAGGCCCGATCAACCTAGTTGGCGCGACACTGTGACCACTTACACGCCTTACCCAAAAGTGGTTTTTGCTGGCGCGGTTGAGTACGCAGATAACACAATTAGCAGCATAGGCATAAGCCTTGGCAGGCGTGACATCTACGAGCAGGCACAACCCGGGATCGCTAGCGTTAGGTTGTGGACTGATGCAGACACCGCGCTAAACGTAAACCTGTCCGACAGTGTTGCAATCCAGATACAAGACTCAACGGCGGCCTATCAAACAATCTACACAGGCATAATCTCAGACATTGACATAACGTTAGATGCTTATGGATCTGAGGGATCTGTGGCAATCTACAACATCACAGCGGTTGGCCCATTGTCGCTAGTTAATAAGCACACAACAGGCGGCCTTGGGTTTGCCAAAGAATTTGACGGCACAAGAGTCTTAAACATCCTGTCCGATGTATTCCTGCAAGATTGGGATGAAGTACCAGGGGACTTGATCTGGTCAAGTGTTAGCAACATCGCCACCTGGGCAAACTGGGATGGCTCAAACATCACGCTAGTAAACGATCTAATTGCAGACATTGACACGCCCGGCACATACGAACTTGCGGCCTATACTGGCGGTGTTACTGATGCCCTAGCCCTTGTTCAATCAGCTGCTCAATCTGGTCGCGGATTTTTATTTGAAGCCCCTGATGGCTCATTGCATTATGACTCTTACAGCGCCAGAGCCGCCTATGTGCCAATGACACTTACAGCTGATGATCTACTTGCAGCAGGCTTGCGACAGGCCGCCCAGTGGGCAGAGATCGTAAACGATGTAACCGTTACGACTCACAACGGCCATGAGGAATACGCGGCGGATTACACCAGCCAGCAGTCTTACGGGCAACTGGCAGGCACTCGATCAACTACCTTGCACAACAATGCAGATGCTCAAATACAGGCAACAGCATTCCTAGAGTCCCGGGCATTCCCACGAACTTACCCAGAGGAATTGACCATACCCCTGCACAGCCCGACTGTCAGCGATGCCACACGCGATGCCCTAATTACGATGCTTGTCGGCTCGGCGGTTTACACTCAGCAGCTGCCAGCAGTATTTGGCACAACCTTTGATGGCTTTGTCGAGGGCATGCGCTGGAATCTAACAAGGTACACAAGTGACCTCACACTAGTTTGCTCGGCACTGTCCGAGACATACCCACACAAAGTATGGCTGCAAATAGCGCCTACTGTAACGTGGGCAGGTTATACTCCAACTACAGAGGAATGGCAGGACTTATAGCATGGCTGGCACAACAACTTATTACGGGGTTACCTACCCAACAAGCACGGATTATGTCAAGGATGGCGCAACTGCCATTCAGGCTGTGGCGACTGGCTTTGATAGCGCGGTAGCAATACCTACCTACAACGCCCAGACAGGCACAACATACACTTTTGCACTTACTGACGTTGGCAAGACCGTAACAGCTAGCAACGCAGCTGCATCGACTTACACAATCCCACCCACTGCCTCAGTGGCATGGCCAACTGGCACAACCTTAGAGGTTACTAACCTTGGTGCTGGCGTAGTAACTTTTGCGGCAGGTGCAGGCGTAACAGTAACAAATACAGCTGCGACACTTGCACAATACGCAAGCGCGGCACTTATTAGGACAGGCTTAAACGCTTGGACAGTAACACCTCGAAGCGGTGGCGCATCAGGTTTAACTTTAGTCAAAGCGCAGACCATTGGTACAACTGTGTCAAGTGTTGAAATTACTGGCGCTTTTAGCGCGACTT